ATATGTTCTAACGCTGGATCTTTCGGTGTAGGTTGCATAGGTTTAACTAGCACTTGATCAATATTTTTTACACCCAATGCTTCATACATATTTCTATATGCAGAATATAAATTATGCATTTGCGGATTAGATTGTGCCAGTTGGAGTTCAGTTTGCGCAAGTGAAATACGCTGTGTTTGTGAGAAAATGTTAGGGTCAGCAACTGGCAATATATCTACTCGATCATCAAAATCAGATTGTTTAATCATTTTTTGACCCCCAACTACATCATACGGATATTCCGGTGGTAGATATAACTTGAATACTCTAGCTAAAATTCTAAATTCATTTTTAAGAGCTGAGTAAATTCTTTTGTGAATAGCTGACATAGTTCTTGAACCACGTTCTAATAAAGCAACTGTTGTTCCAACTGCTGCTTGTTGATTGCCGTCGCCAACTTGTAAATCTGCAATTGATGCAAACCTTTGACCTGCTTGAACTACAATACCCATCAAACTTAATAAAGTCTGTGATGGTTCTTTAAACGGAAGCATCATAAATGAATCTCTTAAATTTCCACCAGGTGCATCTACATCTCTAAATTCACCAGGTTGAATTGATTGTGCATCATCTCTAATTCTAATACCACGCATTTTAAATCCAGCAGGTAAATTAGATAATGTCCCTGCATCTAACAATTGTCTTAATGCAGTTGTAGCAGTACGTGATAATCCACCAATCATATGAATTAAACCAAAACCATAAAAACCTAAACCAGGTAAAAATTTAAAGTGAACAAAATATTGTATCTTAGTTTTCTTAGGATCACCTATTTCATAATTTCTTCTAACAGATAAAATCTCATGAGACCCTTCTACTAAAGTTACAATGTATGGTATTTTAATTCCTGAGGGCTCACCAGTCTCTTGATTCATATCTTCAAAACCTTCTAGATCTAAATCAACGTGACATTCTAATAATGTAAATACATCTTCATCTTTAGTTCTTGAAACTCCTTCAAGTTCTCTTTCTTTTTTCTCAACATCAGTTTCTTTGTCTTGTGGTTTTCCCACCTCAACATCTTTATAGAAACCTGCTACTTGTTGTTTTCTTAATTCGTTTTCTGAAATTTTTACACGATGAATAATTGCTTCCGCATCATCTAATGAGGTAGCTGTGTACGGAACAATTAAATCATCTGCAGGTACAAATTTTGATACAGCCCTTTGTTCCATATCATCAAAGTACACTTTCTTAAAAGCGGAACCAGCTAATGGCAAATTAAATAACATTTGATCAAACTCAGGTTCATACTCTTTCATTTTCTCCATGATCTCGTAGTTCATGAAATCTTTAACTCTACCTGCTTGATCTGTTTTCTCAGATGTTGGTACTCCTAACACTTGAGTTCTAACTGGACCATCTGCTGGTAATAATTCTTTATAGGCTAATGCTTGAAACTGTGTAACCGCTTCAGCTAAAACTGGATGTGTTGCACCTGATGCACCACTGAATGGTTCTGTTCTATTATCATATTTAAAACCTAATAAATCTAAACCTGTCGTATAAGTTTTTTCCCAATCTTTTCTAGATGCAGAATAATCCATATACTTAGAATTTAAATCTGATGCTAATGGGGCTAATACATCATCTGGTAAAAACTCTGCTAAGTTTGCATAATGCTCGTCACCACCTTCAGGAGATGCAGCTTGTGGATCTAAATTAATATCAACGGATCCATCTTCGTTTTCTGAAACTTCTATATCATCAGGTGATGATAACTCTTCCTGAACTTCCTCAGTTAAAGTTTCTTGAATTTCTTCTTCACCTGGTAACTCAAGTTCTTTTCGAGGCTCGTTTGGAAGCGCTTTGTCTATATCTGCCATTATATTTTTTCTCCGTATGTTTTACTTCTTTAACAGTATTATAGGAAACATTCAAGCCCTGACTCTGGGGCCCTGATTCCGGAGGCACTGTTGTAGTTAACCTTTTAATCATTTGATGAGTTTGCTTCTCTATTTAATTCCTTCATTGCTAATTTAAAAGCTTCTCCAAAATCAAGACCTTCAGCATCCATAATTTCTATAACTTTATCTCTTATTTTTCCAGTGTCCGGAGAACCGTCATTGTAATTAACTCTACCGCCTTGATTAAATTTTTTAAAATACTCTTCTGCAAATGTATCTATATCCATACCAGTTGCATCCTTGCCTCCGGCTTTAATATAAGCTTCTGTAACCATTTTATTATATGCGGTGTCACCACCATCTAGAAAACCTATTCTACCTCCATTAGCATACTTATTAAGTTCATCTTTATATTCTTTTATCTTATCCGATGCCATAATTCCGGTATCACCAAATAAAGGTTGAATTATTTTCATGTATTCTTTTTCTGAGAGCTCACCATTGTCATAAGCTTTTTTAGAAAACTCACCAACTAAATTTACATATGTTTTAGGACTGAATTGATTAGCTGCTGCTTTTGTATTCAGCATATCTAAAATTTTAGTAAATTGTTTTGGTTTAGGTTTGGGAAGAATATCAGGCATTACAGAACTCCTGCAATACCGCCTTTAGCTCTTTTTACTTTATCTTCTTCTGCTTTTTTAAACATTTTTTTTAATTCTTCCATACTCATATTTCTTTGAGATGGTGGATAATTTTTTGCATTATATTTTCTATCTAATAATTCTTCTTTTATTTTATAGTATTCATCTTCTGCTTTAGTATCTATTAAATCCATAAAGTTGTATTTTTTTTTCATTGCATCTGGATAATCTTTTTCCATTCTGCTTAAACGTTCTGGAATTTCATCTTCGCCTGTACCATCATTATATTTCATACGGCCACCATTCATTGCCATCTGTCTATCTTGCATGGCTTTTTTTCTTGTGAAATATTGTCTTGCATAATCGTCAAATGAACCTTGGAAACCTTCTTTGACTGCGTCTAAAAATTCTTCATATACTGTACCTAGTTCTAATTGCAGTTCTTCTTCTGCAGTCTCTGATGCTAATTTAATTGATGGCGCACCTTTATCTAGGGATTTGATTCCACCCATATCATCATATTCCTCTGGATCAGGTAAATCTAAGTCCTCTGGAATATCACCGGTTTCGATGTTTCTAAGTAAATCTCTTAATCTTTGTTCATCTATTGACATAATGCCTAATAATACACTTTTGGAGTTCTTTGTAAAGGCTCATCTTCATAATCTTCGGGATGCTCAATAAGTCCACCTTGTCTAAATCTCATAACAGCCTGGGTCATAGAATCGACTAAATCATCATGATCTCCATAAGGAAAAGCAGCGCACTCTTCAATAACTTCTTGAGCAAATTCCATTTCAGTTGGTGCATATATACGACCTGATTCAAATAATGGAGAGACAGAATTAACTCTAGTGTGTTTATCATTACCACGAGATGGAGTAAAATTAATTACTGGAATCCCAGCTTTTCTTAACTCATAAGTAAGCGGGAGCCCGGATGCCTTACCCTCGATTATAACTGTTTCCGGATTCCAGTAGCCGTATTGATCTAATGCAATACGTCTTAATTCCGGAAACTCGTATCTACCCTTCAATGCATCCAGCAACATGAGACAGGGACCGCTATCTTCGGTTGGGTGAAAAACTCCCCAAGTAGTAATAGCAGAATAGTCAGCAGATTCTTTTTTCATAAATGCTGTATCATAAGATTGTATAACATGTTGTAATGCAGGAAGTTCTTTCTCCCAGGGTTGCCACCATTCTCTTTTGATTAATGCTCCTTCATCTCCAGTGGGATTTTGCATATATTGCGCATTCCATTTTGAAAGTGGAATAGAAGCTTTAACTCCCTCTAAATCTTTTATGTTCCAGTATTCAGGCCACAGGGGTTTTCCAGTTGGCATAATTGCAGGAAACTCAATTACTTCCCATTGATCTGCTTTAGGTTCTTTTTGTGCTTTTATTAATCTACCTGCAAGATCTTTTTCATTCCATCTTGTCATTACAATAATAATTGTTCCACCAGGTTGAAGACGTTGACGTGGACCTGATGTATACCATTCATAAGTTCTGTCTAATGCTTGTGCGTTCATTGCATCTTGCTCAGTATGGGGATCATCAATAATTAATAGATCAGCACCCCTTCCAGTAATTG